GCTCCTTTTTGTGCAACGCCAAAATCATTTACACGAAGCATTAATCGGGTTGGAAAGTCCTCAATACCATCTAATAATTTAGGTGGTCTTTTTAAATCTAATTCAGAAATTTTAAAGTCAACTTCCTCAAATGTTTGATTTTCGATGTCAATATACAAAGTGCGATTAGCGTACATTCCCATTCTCATATTCATAGCAACATCATTTGTTTGATTTAAATTATTCTGTAAAATTTTAAAGAAACCTTGATCGCCAGGTCTATCTGTTTGTGTATATGTTATCGGTTCTTGTTCTAGTAAACTCTTAATTGATTTAAAAACATAACCATCTAAAGTTTCATAAAATAAAAAACCAAAATCTTTTGATGATGATTGAGTTTTTGGACACAACCATTGAATCGTATCAAATGGTCTTTTTAAATTACCTACAAAAGAGTAAGAGTTGACAGAATTATCCTTATCTAATTTTTTAGAACTCTGAACTCCTTTCTTGTCACTCTTCAACAACTCTTCAACAGTGCTTGATACATTACCAGTAAATTTTTTATTAACTCTCGAAGTTTCATTAGTAATTAATTCGACTGAAACGAACTCTAAAGTTGCAACCTGTTTGTTTGTTTCAGTCACCATGTTTCTGACAGAGTTGAGCATTAATTTTTGTTTTTCAGATGTGATCTTGAACTCATCTACATCTCCATCCTTAACCGTTACATCAATGTATTCACCGCCAGTGATTCCCTCTCGACCTATAACTTGGTCAATATCAATGAAAGTAACAGTCATTGAGATTGATGGACTTTCTATACTCTCATAATAATCAATAATAGGATTTCCAAGACCCAACTCATAAGGTTCCTTCAAAGAAGAACCCTCATTTGGCATCAACATGCATTTTGTGATAAGAAATTTAGATTCTGCCATTATGTTAACATTTTAGCGACTTCTGGAGGCACAGTTACATCATTAATTGATAAGTATTGATTCTTACTCGCTTTAATGAAGGGCACTGAACTTGATGTTTTCTTTATTGATGCGATTGTAACTTGCGCTGGTTTATTTTGAACCACCACGCTGCCATTCTGATCTTTGTTTGTAGTTCCTGACTGATAAGATACTGCGTTTGCTAGTTTATCAGTTGTTTCTAGATTTTGTCGGAGTGATAAATCTAAATCTTTTGTTCCTGATTTAATTGGCTCTACAAATTTATACTCTGTGGTAGCTGAATATGAGGATTTTCCTTCACCCATACCAGCTTCTAGAAGCGACTTACCAATACCTTTATCTTCGATAAGTCCCATTTCTGCTTTTTTCAAGTCAATAATATATTTTAATTGGCCAGCCTTGTTCTCTTCAAATTCAATCATTTCTACATTTCTTCCTTCTTCCTTCATTTTTTCAATTTTAGCTAGACGAGCTGCATAGCCTCTCTCTAAATCTTCAAGCGTCTTATTTTTTTTCCCTGTAGTAACCTTAAATTTCTTTTTATCATCTTCAATTTCCTTATCCTCAGTTTTTACTTCATCATCAAACATAGACAAATCACCTGATGATGGTTCTCCACCACCCTCTGCACCATACTCATCAACTCTTGTGCCTGGAGTTACCATCAATTCTTTTTCTGTCAAAGTCTTTCTCATACTCTCATCACCCTCTGCTAAATTAGTCTGACTGACTACTTGACCTCCTGAGTCAGTATCAACACTAACGCCTGTCCCACTCTCCGATTTACCACCCTTAGAAAAGAAATCAAATATTTTTGAACCTAAGAAACCACCCACTGCTAAAAATGGACTAGAAAAAGCTATACCTTTAAATATTTTACCAATGATAGGCGCTGTTGTTAATGGAGAAAATAACTTTGTAACTAAACCTCCAAGAAATTTAAAACTTGTTGTAACCGCTGTTTTAAGTCCAGCTCCAATAATAGGGAAAAGTTTTGTCTTAGCAAGAAGAAGTAATTTTGGTAAAAGAACTGGGCCGATATATTTAAGAGCAAAACCTCCAGCCATTAATCCACCTAAAGTTTTTATAAGTCCACCGAGAAAACTACCACCTCCTCCTTGTGATTCTGCTGGTTTACCTGGCTCTCCTTGAGGCTTTATCTCACCCATAGCAGCAGCTCTCTCAGTCATCAGTCTTTTCTGTTCTGCATCCTCAGCTTCTAAACGTCTATCCTCTTCACGATCCGCTTCTAATTTTCTCTCTATAATTATATAATTTGCAATATCTCTAATTTTTTCTTGCATCGCTTCAATTGAGATTGATAGACTCTCAATCAATGATTTTTGATTATTAACAATTCCTAAATTTGAATTTGCCTTCGATAAGGCAGAACTGGCTATTTTATCAACAGAATCAACTCTCTTAAAAAAAGATTCCAGATTTATTTTTTTATTTTCCTCATCCATATCTTTGGACACCTTGTTGTTGTTGATTCTTTAGATTTTGTTCATCAATATACTGCTTGAGAAGAGTGACATAAACCTCTCTTTCCCAAGGCATCATATTTTCGAGTTCCGTCAAGCTATATTTATGGTATTGCATGAGAGCAAAATTGATACGGAAATAAGATTCAAGATCCTCTCTTGCAATACTTAGGCGAAAAAATCGGCCAGACCCTCCAAAATAACACTACCCTTTTCTTTTGTGTTTGGATTCACCACCTCAATCTTATGAGATAACTTTGGCATCGTTGAGAAAAACTTCTCAACCTCTTTATACTGTTTTGAATTTAATTGTTGTACAAAATCAAGTCTTTCTTGTGGAGTGTAATCCTTAGCGTCCCATGCATCCTCCTCAGTATAAATGGTATCAATACAATCAGCGACAACTCTGAATGTTTTATCAACCATCGTGTCGGCTTCATCATCAGTGTTAAAATTGTTTTTAACAAATTGATTGAGTGATGGATACTTCATCCGAAGTGTCATCTTATTATCTAAAACAATGTCTGGACTATGACCCTTTTGTTTTTGAACTTTGATTTCATCCACATAAATTGTCACTGGAACTTTTGTTTCATTATCATCAGGACAGGTTACAGTAAGTTTGATGTCTTCTCCAATTGATTTAGATCGAATATTCAAAAATAGATATTCAATATCGAATGTAGGCAGATTATCAACATCAACTCCTTTTGTCAAAATACATTTTTTCAAAACATCTGTCACAGCGTTTGTGATTTCATTTTCACTTTTTGACTCAAGAGCGATGATTAATATTTTTTCTTCTTTAACAAGAAAAGGTCTATACTTAACTCTTTTATTTGATGATGGCAACTTCAACTCATAGGTTGGAGTTTCAATGGTTGGTAAGGGCATAATGATCTATTCAGTGTTTTATTTAGCGGTTTCTACTAGCATTTAAGTTATCTCTATTAATTTGATATTGAGGTCTATTTCTGAGTTTTTCTGCAGCTGTGGCTTCAGCGTTAGATTTTGCTCTCTGAACTGCCTCACTATTTGAGTTTACAACATCATTAGGTGTGTTAAGAACAGCGTATTTATGATCTCCTGTTTGAGTATAAGAGGTAAAAAATCTGTCGTAGGCAAACTGTATATTACATCTTAACACATTTGAATCACCATAGGCAACTCTCATTGATGTCATATTTGATGGCCACACGTTTACAAATTCAAATTGTGTGAAGTGTGATTTATAAGATGATGATCTTGATCTCTTAATAAATGAATCTCTTTCAAATTTAGTGATATGAATTGTTTCTTTATAATCTTCTGGATAATTAAATCTTGAAAATGCTGCAGGCTCATTTTGACCTGTGAAAATTGGATTAATGTAAGACATCCAACTCTCTAAAACTTGTATTATCACCTGATCTGCATCACAGTAGAAAACTAAATTTAAAGGCGGAAAATTTCTTAAGTTTGGAAACTCTTCTTGAATACCTTGTCGATGACCAATTGCAGTTGACGGAACAAAACTGGTGCCTGGAAGTTCAGCCTGTGTGCATAATAAAGACATTTTTTTCTTAAAACCATAACCTTGAGTTCTGTTTTTATTTGGTAATGATCCTAACCACCTGTCCATTTTTCCGAAGGAAAATTCGACTTCATAAAAAGTATCAAGAGAGGGTCTTGCAATAGTATCCCGAACATCTAAAAGACTTCCTCTACTTATTAAACCTTTACTTGGGAATCCTGTATCTTCTGCCACAATAAATAAACTTAACTTGTTATTACTATATATGAGCTATAAAGGGATATATAGGCCCTCTAATCCTAAAAAGTATAAGGGAGACTCTCAAAATATTATTTATAGGTCTCTTTGGGAGCGAAAGTTTATGAATTATTGTGATTTAAATGAAAATATACTTGAGTGGGCATCTGAAGAATTCTGGATTCCTTATTTAGATCCGACAACAAATCGTGTTCGTAGATATTTTCCTGATTTTTTTATTAAATATAAAGATAAAGATGATAATATTCGTAGATCGGTAATCGAAGTCAAACCTATGAGAGAAACACTGCAACCGAAAGCTACAAAAGGTAAATCAAGAAAAACAATGATAAATGAATCAATGACATATGTAAAGAATCA